CCTACCGCATCCACCCCAATGACGAACACCTTGCCTATGGCCCGATTAGCACGGAAGTACGCAAAGCCGCAGAGAACATCGCAAAAAAGGCGTACCTACACGACGTACTAGGTCACTACGGCCTTGCCGCGATTGACGATTACTTATCACGGTCAAATGAATTTGGGTATTGCTGGGACAAAGCCATGAACGCAACTGCTATGCAGAAACAATTATTTCTTTTGATCTTGGCCGAAGCACTGGCCGATTCTGGTTTATAGGAGATGTGATATGGACAGAGAACTGCTTGAACTTGCGGCGAAGGCTTGTGGGCTGGAAGAGGCAAAGATGCGGATTGAGTTTAACCAGTGGAATCCTATTGAAGACGATGGCGATGCGCTGCGGCTGGCGGTGAAGTTAAAACTCTGGACTCACAGTGGCATGGGGGCTTTTCTTGACGATCCTGACCCCCTCGCAGCAACCCGCCGCGCCATCACCCGCGCAGCAGCAGAAATTGGAAGGAGTATGAAATGACAGGATATTACTGCGTTGTATGCTGTAAGTTTTTACTAGCGGATAAGCATGGAGTTATCGTGCATGACGATGTGCCGCACCCTGTTGATATGGACTTTGGAGACGAGGAGAAGCCGCAATGACACCGCTAGTCAAAGAAATGATCAAGATGGTATCGGTGGCTGACCTTGACCCAACTCAGATGCAATGGTTTGATGTAACTGGATCGATCAAGGAATACATTGGCTATGACCAACGCAAATACTTGCTCCACCCAGCGCCGTACAAAAACATGATGTTGTGCGGTAAGACAGCGCAGGGTGACTTTATGCTGTCAGTGCTGGCTGAACCAGCGGCAACCATTGTGACGGGTTGGATTATGAAGCCAACAGGGTACAAAACCCTTGGGACTTTTTTGTTTGCTGAAGACAATGGCGAACCAAAGACAGGCGAGGTTGACAAGCCAATTGACCCGCAAGACCAGTCAATGATGTGCGCGATTGTGGCTATGTTTTACGCATCGTTGGATATGCCCGTAGAGGCTTACGTCCCCACACCCCACAAGGCCAACGTAAGCAGAGCCAAACGTGGATTGAAGCCGTTGTATGACTGGCACACGGTAATCATTGATCCACCCAAGCCGCAGTCAGAGTCTCGCGGCGGTACACACGCAAGCCCACGCAGGCATCAGGCCAGAGGTCACTGGCGTACATACAAATCTGGCAAACGAGGCTGGGTCAAAGAATGTTGGCGTGGCAATGCCAGCAAGGGAACAGTGTTTAAAGACTACGAAGTAAAGGATGTGACATGACTGGATTTGAATCAAAGCGCCAAGCAGCGCAAGCCAAGCTGGACGATGACGATGCACAGGTCTACATTGCAGAGTATGAGGCTGCTCTGTTGGTCTCATACCAAAGCGGTTTTGCCGATGGCAAGAAAGCAGCACAGCCAGAGCAGGAGCCGGTGGCGTGGCGCACGTTTGATGGTGAAGGCGGGTACGACTACCGAACCTATGATGACAACGAAAACTACCATGATGAATGGGGCAAACGCAACCCAAATCATAAAGAATGGGTTGAGCCCGTCTACACCACCCCACCCGCAGCACAGCGCCCGTGGGTAGGGCTGACAGATGAAGATAGGCGTAAATTTGCGGCGGCTCAGTATGGCTGGGAAGATTTGCTTATTGCGGCAGAAGCCAAACTAAAGGAGCGCAATCGAGGGGCGACCACACACTGCCAGTGCGCCGCCTGCAAAAACGGCAATATACACGACAGTGATTGCTCTGTTCACAACGGCGATGCGCTACCCGTTGGGCCTTGTGATTGCAGTCTTGCCACCCCACCAGTGCAGCCAGCAGAGCCAGCGCAGAAGTTTTATCAACCCGCTGCAAACGAAGCGGTAGAAATTTTGAAGTCACTTGGCTACGTGTACGAGCCGACATACACTGGACTTGCGTGGGTAGCTAAAAAGTCAGCACAGCCAGAGCAGCGCAAGCCGCTGACGGATGAACAGATTCAAGAAGTAATGACAAAAGCTGTGCAAGCAAAGAAAGTTTCGTGGATGGGATATGAAAAGGATGAATTTGGGCGCTACACAATCCCAGTCTTGTCTCCGCATCACTTTCAAATTTTCAGGATCGCCGAAGCCGCCCACAACATCAAGGAGGGGATATGAGCGATACGATGCTTTTCGGCGTCTTAAAAATGCCTTTTGAAATGGCAATGCGAGATGAAATGTCACGCATCCAGTTTTACCAAAGGGTACAAGAGCTAGTTGCTAGGGTGGAGGCGCAGCCAGAGCAGGAGCCATGCATAGGAAAAGACCCGCGATGCCCTTGTCAAGATGGTGATGCGTGTCATTACAAAGACTGTGGGGGTACGAAGGCACGGCCAGTGCCGCAAGCCGAGCCAACCCAGTGGCGCGACATGGTGGTGGTTACCCTAGTCCGAGAGGGCATCAATAAACACCGGGCGCGGGAATTGGCGGATCACTTTGCCACCCCACCCGCAGCACAGCGCCCGTGGGTAGGGCTGACTGCCAGCACAATATTGAACCTGATGCCCAGCAGCATCCCCGCCGACCACGATGGTGCACTGATGGATTTTGCCCGTACTGTGGAAGCCAAACTAAAGAAGAGCAATGGATACTGAAGACGAAGAATTTGAGCGTTTCAAGCATGAGCAGAAGTTCAAGCTGGACAGCACATTTACCGCTGTTGTGTCAAACAATTATTATTGGATACCAATTGATCACCATACCCCGCAAGGTGTCAAAGTGCTGTTGCTTGGTAGATCAGGTGTAGCGACTATGGGTCACTTCGAAAACACGCCGGGTACGCAGTTCTGGACGCATTGGGCGCCACTGCCGAGGAAACGTCCATGAGAGACAAACGCATTCCCCAAAACAAGCGGGTAGGTGAGCCGCTGTCAGTGGTCTACTCAATCAAACTAACCCAAAGCCAGCGCATTACACTGATGCGTTTAGGCCCACAATGGATGAGGAATCAAATTGAACGATCTGCCGAATTTCGCAGCCTGGGATCGCCAGACGCTCGATAAATTTGCGCTTGAGGTTTACCTAAAGTTGCAGCAACAGCAGGACCAGCTTGAGCAGCTGCGAGGCGACCTCAAGGACGCCATCGCTGCGTATCGGATACTTATGCGAATGTCCGAGTGCCAGCCTTGTCAATGATTAGTGCCTGACGCCGGGGCTTGTCGCTAATGCTGATGTGCGTCCAAGCGTCATACTCTCGGATGATCTGATCAAACGGCAACTTGGCTGAAATGATTGCCCTCACAACGGCGTCAGGAGCCATGCCAGGCACTCGGAAGTCAGCAGCCAAGCCTTGCCTATGCTGAGAGGTATCTTTGCTTCCTACGGCGTCATTGACGGCCTTACTGCGAAAGGCTGAGTTGATCATTATGGGCTTGCCGCCAAGTGCTGATTTGACTGTCTCCAGAAACTCAGCCAGGCGCTGAAGGTTAGCCAACTCCTGTGCATTTGGCGTGTTGTCCAGACTGCGGTGGTCAGTGTGCGTTAGTTCTGCAAGGCTAAAGTGAGGCGTCATTTTTTACTTAGCAAATCTGTTTTGGCCTGGCTCCCGGCGCTGCTGCCAAAGTAGTAGGCAATAATGCCCGTCCAGGCTGTGCCGAGTGAACCAAGCATCATCAGTATGGCGGGGTTGCTACTGTCAATCTGGTTAAAGAACATCATCACCATGATGCCAAAAAAACCTAGCGTCACAGCACTAGCCAACAATGGCGGCATCATCGAGCGAGTTGTGGCCTGCATATCCCTCGCTGACTTGCGGTCCTCCACCTCCAGCTTCTCAAAGTTGAGGCCAAGCTCCTGCGCCTGCTTTTGCAGTTCAATCTCAGCCAGCTTTACCTGTGCAATTTGCTCGGCTGACAGCTTGTTGTTGCTGATCATGTCGCCAACCTGCTCGGGGTCAACACCAATGGCCTTGGAGATGGCGCTTACTGCCATGCCTGCCAATGGTCCGCCAAGTGCAGTGGCAATCGTTGGTGCAATCTGTTTAAGCCAATCCATTATTTTTCATCCTCGTGCGATAGTTTTACACCAGCCAACAGCCCGATAAAGCCGCCAACAATAGTTTGAAATGCTGGGGAGATCAACTCAAAAATCTTGTTGTTGTCTACCTTTTCATCAAACAGACCAAGCAGCATCACGCCAACCATTCCCATAACAACAACGCACAAAGTCAGGCTAACCATGAGCGTGACAAAAAAAGTGAGCTTGGCTTTCATTTTTATTGTTGGGCTTCTTGGATGGCGCCACGGGCGGTCAACACTATCGCCGTTCTGCTAAGTTGTATTGGCTTACTGCACTTGGCGCAATAACGCCGCCTATTGGCGCGGCTTGCTGCGACAGCATTCCACCAAATTGTTTGGCTAGATCAGGCCGCGAACGCAAGATGGCGTCAAGAATTGCTTGTCCACCTGGACTGTACGCGCTTGGCACTGCGAACATCGCAGGAATAGCAACTTGAGGTTG